ATCGACATCGAGCAGGGCGGTGGCCGGATCACCGCCATTCGCTCGTTCCAAGATCACCTGCTGATCTTCAAGTCCGATTCGATGTGGGCGCTGTACGGCTACGACGCCGACTCGTGGCAGTTGGTCAAGGTCGCCGGGACGACCGGCGCTCCCAGCCCGACCGCCGTGACCCGATCCGAGGATGCGATCTACTTCTTCTCGGCGTCGGGACGCAACGCGATCTACGCCTACCAGGGCCAGTCGCCGATCAACATTTCCGAACGGTTGCGTGGCGCGCTCGACCGTCTCACCAGTGGCATCGACATCTGGCTGAGTTGGCTCGGTCGTCGGCTGTGGTGCTCGGTGCCGTGGGACTCCGAGGCGAACGACAACTCGCACGGGTCGTGTCTCGTCTTCGATCCACAGATCGGCCAGGGCGGCTGCTGGATTCGACACAAACCCGCCCACGGCACGATTGCCTGCACCGTCGAATACTCCGACGTCGTCACCGAGTTCCCGCTCGTCGTGACGTGCGGCTGCACCGGGGTGGCGGGTGTGCTGGCAGTCGGCGCAGAGCCCAACATCGCGGGTGATGTGATGGTGCAGGCACAACCGGCAGTCGGATTCCGCTGCCACTACCGCACCAACTGGAAGAACCTGGGCTGGCCGGACCTGTCCAAGTCGTGGCTGCGGCCACGCATCATCGCTCGCATCCCGCCAGAAGTGACCGACGTGCGGATTTCGACGTACTGGAACTACGACTCGACCAATGAACGTCGCTCGCACGTCTTCTCGATGGACGTATCTGGCGGTGTCTTCTGGCGTGCGCTCGGTGCCGCCGATCCGAAAGGTGGCGGCTTCGATTGGGGCGACGGTACGAAATGGACGTCGGGCGTGCGTCAAGGCGACGTGATCACGCGCCCAAAGACTGCCAATCCGGCGACGCGCGGTACATCATTGGGGTGGGCGCGGGCCGTGCAACTGCAGTTCGAGCCCAATGACTACACCGAGGCTCACGCGTGGGGCGTCGATGCCGTCGTTCTGAAAGTCAACGTTCGCCGGTTCACGACATAGGGGCACCACATGACAGCAATGCCGCCGCTGCGGAACATTCTCAACGACACACCCGCCACGGCTGTTGACATCGACTGGAACTTCCAGACGGTCGAGGACTACGTCGCTACCGACGTGGTCAAGCGCGACGGCTCCGTGGCGATGGAGGCACCGCTCAACCTGAACGGGCCCGCTCCGTCGCAGCCGAGCCACGCCATCACCAAGGGCTACGTCGACACCCAGATCATTCCGATTGGAACGATCTGGCAGTTCGCTGGTGATGCGCCACCGCCGCAATGGGCGCTGTGCGACTGGTCCGAGCACTCGTCAACTGACCCGGCATGGGTGCCGTTGTTCAGTGTGATCGGCTTCAAATACGGCCAGAACGGCAGCAACTTCCGACTCCCCGATCTGCAGGGCCGCGTCCCTGTCGGTCGTCTCGCCGGGGACGGGCTGTTCGGGGCGCTCGGCCAGAAAGCAGGCAGCCGCGATTCGATCGTGCCCACCCATGATCACACCGGTCGGCTCGACGTCTACACCGGCAACATCACCGCCGACCACACCCACGGGATGTCGAACCACCAGCACTACGTCGAGCACCAACACGATCTGCAGAACCACAGCCACGACAGCAACGTGCGCAATGGCTACTCGATGTACAGCGGCAACCTGCCGGGTGCGACGAACGCGATTTACCCGCCGCACGGCAATACGGCGCTCGTGTTCAGCGCCGAACGACAGACCGCTGTGACCGTGGACATCTTGCCGGGAGCGCAGCATCAGCAGACCGCCGGTCCCAACACCAACGTCACCGGCTGGATGATGTCGCGTGCGTGGAGCGACGGCCCAAACATCGGCTCGACCGGTGGTGTCAGCGCCAATCACCAACACCCGATCAACTCCGAAGTCGTCGTGCGGCCCAACGGCGTCTCGCCCACCAACGGCAACGTGCAGCCCTACACCGTGACCAACTTCATCATCAGGATCGCGTGATGGCGACGTTCTCCCCTTACGACGCAGGGGGCTACGAGCGCCAGAAGAATCAGGTCGAATACGACTACGGCAACAACGTGGCGACCAACGCCTACGGTCGCTTCCTCGGCCAGCAACGCGGTTCACGCAATCTGACCGACATGTCGACGAACTTCGGACGGGCGATCCCGAAGTACAAAGCGCAGTTCGGTCAGCGCGGCATCGCCGGGCCCGGCGTCCGTTCCGGCGTGCAGCACCAGGCGATGACGAACTACCTCGGCGACTACGCCCAGCAGTACGGGCGAGCGCAACAGGACATGACACAAGAAGCACAGCAGTACGACCTGAAAGAGCAGCAGTACGGCGCCTTCCGTCAGCAATCATTGGCTGACATCGAGGCGCAGAAGGCGCAGTCGATCGCCAACGATGCTCAGGCGCTCGAATATCTGCGACAACTCGTAGGAGGAATCTGATGGGATGGGGCGTACCGAGCCCGTGGAAGAAGCCGGTTGCGAAGCCGGTCGCCAAGCCGGTCGTGCAGCCGTGGCAGAAGTGGGGTGGCGGGACGACAGCCGCACCGCGCACGACCCCCAAGCCGTATGTGCCGCCGCCGAAGGGCACGCCGTCGTCGCCCGTGCCCCAGACGTACTCGGTGACGCCGATCGTGCGTGGCATTCAGGAATGGCAGAAGCAGAACCCGAACGCCACCGACTACTGGCACCAGTACGCGCCCAACGGCAACACCGACATCGGCACGATGATGCGCGAAGACCCCGAGGGCTACCTCGCCGCCTACCGCGCCTATAACCCGATCGACGGTGCCGTCAACCCGCTCGGCCTGCCGCCCGGCTACGGCAGCAGCGGTGGTGGCGGTGGCGGCGGGGGCGGCGGGGGCGGCGGTGGTGGTGCCGCGGGCCCGCAAGGACTCGACCAGGCGACGCTCGACTACCTCGGCAGCATCATGGGTCTCGGCAAGCCGCGCGACATCAACTACGAGGCGATCGACCTGCCCGATCCCAGCGAGTACATGAAGTGGGACAACAGCCTCTACAACACCGCGCGTCAGGGCGTGGCGACCGGCATCGAGGGCATCCGGGGGCGCGGCAATACCGCCTTCGATCAGGCTCAGGGCGAACTCAGCCGCTACGTCAATCCCTACGAGGGTGGGCTACAGACCCGCAACCCTGACCTGCAGGGCCAGATGGGGGCGATGATGCAGGCCAACGGCGTCAGCCCGCCCCAGGTCGGTCAGACCGATTGGCAGGGGGCGCAAGCAGATCGTGGCATGGCGAGCACGCTGGCGATGCTGGCAGCTACCGACCAGGCCCGCCAGGCGGGCAATCAGCGGGCGCTGGCGGGCGACCGCACGACGTTCGAGCAGAACCTCGGCCTCGAAGGCAACATGTTGAACACGGGCGTCAACATGGCCGAAGCGAAGGGCAAGGGCGCCTTCGATCAGGGGCTGCAGTCGGCGCAGTACGCGGCGGCGCAGCAGGAGGCGCTGCAGAACTGGCAGCGACGCAATACGGTCGGCGACACCAACGCTGGTGCCAACAACTCGTGGATGCAGAACGCCATGAACGCATGGCTCGGTCTCGTCGGACAGAAGGCGCCGGGCGTCACGCTCCCCGCCAACGGAACACTCCCGTGGGCGGTGTGAGATGAGCTACGACGACTACTACAGCGACCCGTACTACGACGACGCGTCGTACTACACGCCCGAACAGTTGGCGATGATGCAGCAGATGATGGCTGCGGGCACGCCGTCGTTCGATCCGATGATGGGCATGGACCCGACGATGATGGGCATGTTCGGTGGCATGGCGATGCCGCAGATGGACACGAAGGGCCGCGTCCAGCCATACGACCTGGGCGTGCAGACGCAGTTGACGAACTTCGGTCAGGACATCGGCTCGTCGATCGGCAACAACATGATGGCGTACATGGCCGGGCCCGGCTCGTACGCGCCCGGTGCGCTTGATCCCGTTTACGACGAGAAGCCGCTGAACCTCACGCAAGGTCCCCAACTGCAGATGTTGAGCCAGTCGGGAGGCATCAGGGGCACGATCGCCGATCTGATCCTCGGCGGCATGAACGCCGGGCAGGCCGCAGCGCGCGTGCGCCAGATGCTGAAGAACCCGGAGAAGTACGCCAACATCATCACCCCCGCCGAAGCGGCGCAGATGCGCAGCGAGTTGGACGTACTCCCCGCCGACCCGATGAACGGCGTCGAGGAAGCGCCCGACTACAACTCGATCGGCAAGATCGCCGATTCGATCTACAGCCCGTATCTGCAAGAGCAAGGGATGCTCAACCAGCCCAACGTGCGCCTCGGCCCGGACGGTCAGTACGTCCAGGTCGCCCAGCGCGATTCGCCGCAGATGGAGTGGTTGAAGAAGATGGGCCTGCCCGACCCGCGGGCCAGCTACGACGTGCAGTACGCGTTGGAGTCCGACCCGACGTTGGTGGGGATGCTCAACTCGGTCGCCTCCACCCAGGCCGAGCGCGACATGATGCGCACCGAGTTCGAAGATCGTTTGAAGCGCACCAAGAAGTACCGCGACGACGACGTCAAGAACAAGGCCGCTGACGCCAAGCAGATGGAGCGCTACTACGGCGCCACGAAGCAGGCGATGGCCGACTACTTCGGCGCCGCCTCACGCGGCCAGGCGCAGCGCCCCGAGATGCCGGGCGCAGCGATCGCAGCGGCGATGACGCCCGAGCAGACGCAGCAGGCGTACAACGAGCGCAACCGCGAGGGCACGCCCGACTGGCTCGGCGGCGGCAAGAGCATTCTCGATTCCGCCAAGGGTCTCGCCTCCGGCGTCGGCGACTACGCCAGTCAGACGCTGCAGCGCGTCGCGGGCAGGCCGATCGCTCCGCGTGGTGCGCCGAACCTGCCGACCAACATCGGTCCGCTCCCCAACTCGTCGTCGCCGCCCGCCACCATCAACGGTGTCACGCTGGAACTGCCGGATCGCCCCCTCACGTCGGACATGACCACCGGCATGAACCCCGAGGGCTACTCGATGATGGATCAGATTCTCGGCAGGCCGATCCGAGACGTTGCCAACTACAACAAGCGGCGCAAGGTCGACGAGGCGATCAGCCCCGCCAGCCGCGCCGCGATGTACATGGCGGCGCAGAAGAACCTCGACCAGCGCGGCGTGGGAGCGATGACGAAGTACATGCTTGGCCTCGCGCCCACCGTTGTCGCCGGACGTCAGGGTCGCAGCCCGCGTACCGACGCCATCCAGCAGCGGCTCGCCCCGCTCTACCAAATCGGTGCGCTCGGACAGCGCGCGTAGTGGTCCGCGTCAACCCCCTCGCGCAGTACCAGCAGGCGATCTACAACGCCAGGGTGCCGCCACGCGCCCGTGGCGGGGTGACGTTCATGCCGCCTATGCCGGTAGCGCCGCGACGCGCTCAGCGCGCCGCCGCTCCGATCGCCGCACGCCAGGCGGCGATG